TCATCAACCAGCCGTACTACGTAGGAGTGCCAGTCTCCGACCCATGCGGAGACTTGCACGACCTGCTGAGGGTCTTCAGTCAAGTCAAAGATTACTGCCATTAAATATCCCTCACATAGATGCGCAGTGGACCGAATATCTGCGTATCGCTTGCACCTGTTGTGCGTGTAATCGTTGCAGTGTAAGTGCCTGGAGTGTTAGTTACCGTCGTGTCAATCGTAAAGGTTGCACGTCCATCAGCTGCATAGGTTGCCGTACAAGAGTAAGTGTCAACCAGCGTTGCACCGCTGTTGTAGACCTTAGCCGTTACCGTTGCAGACGTAATATCAATCCCTGCGCCGTTGTTGTCTACGCATTGGATGTCGATTCCGTGCTGTGCGCCTTTCTGAATGTCCAATGGATCAGATGCCCCAAGACCATCAGCCCTAACCTCAAACGGACCCATGCGAACAAGAGCGGCTGAGGTTACAGGGGTAACCAGTTCCGCATTGACATACTGGCCAAACGTGCCAGCAGTTGTGTGTGTTGCCCTTGTTTGATCCCATACCTGAGATGGAACATCCTGCACTTGCGTATCGATGCCATTAACAACACTGTCGGTTTGATTGACCACACCACCAAAGGTTGTAGCATCGTTGTAACCAGCAGGTGAAGCACCCCACACAGCAGATGCCGTCTGCGCTTCCGTCAAGCCACCAGATGACAACTTCACCGTCATTACCGCGCCGTTAGTACCAGAAGCACCACGTACAACAATCGTGACATCGTCAGCACCAGCAGCAAGCGCAGCATCAGGCAAGTCCAATCTGTAGACTCCCGGCATGTTGGTTGCGTCAACCTCGGCAAAGCCACCAGCAGTCCACGCCTGTGCGATTGTACGGGCTACCAGAGGGATGCTTACAGAAGCAGTCCTTGTGCGGTTGTAGCGGGCTGTGAGACCGCTTGTGGAGGCTGTAAGACCTGTAGCACCGAGATACAGTTCGATAGATTGTGATGTGGAACCTGGAGCGATTGTAATGGTTGAGGCGTTGCGGTCTGTTGGATAGTAGAACGATGTAGATGCAAGGGACGTTCGTGAGAATGCACCGATATCTGTGTTACTAGTCCAAGCAAATCCATACTGATCAGTAACAGGTGTACCGGATGAAGTTCCTGCACCAATCAATGGGCTGCTTAGATAAGGACTAAAGAATGCAGTTGGAATACCAGCTGTGATTTGCGTTGCATTCAAATCTAAACCAGTCAGACCAGTACGGCTATTTGCGCCAATATCCACACTAGTTCTTGCTGTAGCTGAAGCGATGCGATTGTAATCTTCGATTAGTCGTCCAGTTGTATTAGATCCTAAAGCACCAGTACTACCAGATCCGATTCCATAAAAAACATTGTTATATGCATAAGACAAATTACTGGCATTACTACTTCTAACTGAAACTCCAGAATCAGCATACACAAAAGTGTTGTTGTATATAAGAATACCATTACCTACCGTAATGGTATTAAATGTTGGTCCATCTACTTGTAAACCACTCCCACCCATAAAAACGCAATCACTCACTGTAGTGTTGAAATTATACGCGCTGCCTGTTGTCTGTCCTTGAATAAAAAGCCCAACATCTCCGTAAAAACTACATTTAGTAATTATCGAATTTAATGGGTTATTTGATGCAGTGGCAAGTCTTACAGTTCCACGCGATCCACTTGACACATTTCGTGATGTAGCAAAAACGCAGTTTTCAAGCGTGATATTACTTGCACTAGAAAATTGCGTGTAGCCGTATCCACATATTTGTAGATTCTTTAGAGTCACATATGGTTTTGCACAAGTGAAGACGTTAGCAAATGATGGCTCAACATTGTCATTACTAAAGTTCGTAATAAAAATTATGTTTGGCGTAACACCCGTAAAGATTGCTCCTGTCGGGTCACCTTGTATGACAAGTGTCTGTGTGCTTGAAGGTGTTACAGTGACAGTCGGAGATTCCCTATAGATGCCGGGGGCAATGTACAAATAGTTTGTGCCATTAGTTAGCACCATATTGGCAAGCGCATATGTTATGGTTTGCCACGCCTGATTCGTAGCAATTCCAGTGCCTGTGTTGCCGTTGTTACCATCAGTACGGACGTAATAAGTAGCCATTATTCAGCTGTTCCTGCTACGATTTCTTGAGCCATGATGATGGCAAAAGCATTACTATATTGTTGTTGAAACTCAGCGTCTTGAGTGACCCACCAGCCAAATACGCTTGTGCCATTCTCACCAAATGTCCCGAGAATGTTGCCAGCATCATCGCAAATATCACCAAAGACAATCCAGTCACCGGGACTCAATGGGTTAGGTTCAAGCCTGTAGTTTTGGAGGTTCATTTGCCCACCTTCAGCGCGTTCATGTCCGTACCCTTGAACGGCATCGTTAAGAAAGCCAGCACAGAACTCACCGCAGCGGAGACCCCAGCCGCTACCGCCTTCGAGCCGTACAGTGCCATCACTGCGCCCAGCTCGGCGACATCCTGCGCTTGTGCAGTTCGGATGCCATCGCCGAAAACGCTGGTGAAGGAAGCCACGAAAGCCACGATCACAACTACGACCAGTCGCTTGATTGAAATTCCATTCATGTTCTTCGTGCCTCCAATGCGCTCACCTTGTTTTCCAATTTACCGAGTCTTTGTTCTATAAGGCGGACCTCTTGACCCTGCCGGTCGAGTGCAGACAATATGCCAGCGTTTTGTACTTCAAGCTTTGCCAAGCGCACTTGCAATGCCACCCATGCAGATCCGATTGTTATGAGTGTTACAAATGCCTGTATGCCTATCTGAACCCAATTATCTAAACTCATGCCGTCCGCTCCACCAGCCCTACGTGCTGTACTAAAAGGTCGGTCTGTCCAAAGTCTGTCCCGACCACATCGTAATACTTGGAATCGTCACCCGTGACGTAGACCCTATCGTGAGCCATCACATCAGCCGATACCGGAAGTGTGACATTCCACTGTGCTGATGGCTGGATGCCACCGCCTACAATGCTCTCGGTATCTGATTGATTCGACAGCCTGCCCTTATAGTCTGCAACCTTGCGCCAAGTCTCAGTAACACCGCCTCTGCCGTCTTCTGTGAGCGTAAAGCGGTGAACCTCGATAGGTGTCTGGCAGAGGTTACGAACCAAGCCAGCCTGAAGCGTTGCACGTAGAATCGGGCTCATGCGAACACCACCGGGCGATACTTCTCAGCCATCTCTATGCAGTGCGCTTTTAGTTGGCTTAGTTTGACATCGCTTGTGCCTTCCTTGGCATCGATATCTGAAGCACATCGGGATGCTTTGATGAGCCATGCTTGGCGTGTAGCTGAGCGGACATCATAACGCTCTACATTGATTGAACCCATATCAACCCAAGTTAGCACCGGATCGGATGAACCATCCTCAATCGTAAAGCCCTTGAACTGGTACGCAGGGTAAGCCGGATAGTCTGGCTCGGTGCTGTCGCTAGTTCCTGCAACACGGCATTCATACACTCTGCCATTAGGTGTTACTGGTACAACACGGTCACCGACAGCATAAGCCGTGCTGGCGGTCCATGTAGAGAACCGTGAGAGGCTATCAAGGATAGACCCTATGTCAGTGGTGGACATCTGCGGATAGGACTGGGCATCTACGAACAAGGATACCTGTGCTATCGCCTCGGCTCGTGTCATCATGTCCTAAGTATCCCACACGACCATCAGCGCAAGACTAACGCAGTAGACAAAGAGAAAGCCCCCGGCAATGATGCCGAGGGCTTGAGATAGAACCGACGACGCTTAGGAAGCGTTGCTGGTTGCGAGGACGATGAGCGAACCAGGTACACGGGCAGAAGCCGTACCAGATACGTTTCCAACGTCGTGTGCATTGAAAGCAAAACGCTCGGTTGCCTTGTAGGTCAAAGCATCCTCAACGAACTTAACTTGGTCGCTGACTTCAACCGTCATTGCACGGCGGTCGCCGAAAGCAGCACCCTTGCTCAAGTCGCCAAGGATTGCAACTGGGGTTGTTGCAGCAGCGGTCTTAGGCATGTTCTGTACCCACTCGATCGGGTAACCGAACAGGGTAGGTGCAGTGGTGTATGCGTTCTGGATGTCGAGGATTGCGTTTCCACCAAGGGCGATGAGCTTATCAGCAACGCCATTGAAGAAGAGATCCTTATGCATGTACCACTTCGCATTGTCTGCGTAGGTTGGCAACTTAGCGACCATCGACTGGAAGTTTGCAAGCGTGAAGTTGCTGAATGCAGCACCAGACAAAGCGGCTCCAACGACTACGCCAGCAATGTTAGCCTTGGTTGCGTTCAAGCCGTAAACAGCCTGCAAGATACCCGTGATGCTTCCATAGGTGGATGTGCCATCACCGTTGAAACAAGCGTTGTCCTCTTCCTTTGCAATGGCGTATGCCATGTCACGTGCAAGAGCTGCACCGAGGTCGATAACCGTGTCTTCGCCGAGTTCCTTGGATGCAATCGTAAGGACTGCAAGTTTCTTGGCTGCAAGGCTTACCTGACCAAAGGTGATGTCGGAAGCCGTGATTGCTGTTGCTTCAGATGCGTAGTACACAGTTGTCGACGCAGTAGCGGAAGGAACAAGCAAGGTATCCGAGGACATCGGGTAGATGCGGGAGTTGCGACGAGCAACACCGTACATTTCACGGAGCCAGATGAGGTCCGAGGAAACGATGTTAGGAACCGTGTAACCACCAGCACTGTCTGTGCCTTCGGTCTGTGCCTTCAAATGGCCATTGTCAGAAAGCCATTTGGTTGCGGACTTGACACCAGCCAAGTGACGAGCGAACTGGCCAAACGTGTAGGCCTTGAGGTTCTTCTCGTCTTGGCTACCGTGGAATGGATTGCGCTGTACATTGATGGCGCTCTTCCATGGCTGTGCATCTACTACCGGCTTTGCTGCTGGTGCAAACTCACCGAGGGACTTGATGGCTTCTACACGCTCTTCGATGTTCTTGGCTTCTGCCATGATGCTCTTGACCTGTGCGAGGTCACCATCACCGGATGCCAGCTCACGTGCTGTTGCAAGCAGGCTTTCTCGCTTTGCATTCAACTGTTCGATATTCATAGTTGAGTCATTAACTCCAGACGTGCCAAGAGTTCTTGGCGCTCGTCTATGTCAGTGGCTTTCGCCTTTACTTCGATGGACGGCTGCTCTTCCGGCTGGTCTGCATCCCGCAGAGATTCCCAGACAACGGGAGCCAAGCGTTTTGCGCTTGACCGTGATAAACCGACTGCATCCCGCAGCCGACGTTCGACACCCCGCAAAGATGCAGGCTGTACGCTTTTGACACCGTGCATGGCAAACAAAGCCTTAGCACGTTTTGCAAATTCATCAATGATGGCATCTGCCATGCTCTGATCGGTTACCATTTCGATAGCACCGCAGAGGGCATCGTAGTAGGCTTCAAGCCCTTCATGTACCATCTCGCCTTCGGACTCATCAAAGACCGACACGGCATATTCTTCCGGAGATTGCTCTGGCATAGGAGCCATTACCATCTCTTCTTCTTCCATTGGCTCCATGCTGTACATGTCCTCCAGGCTCTTGACTGAGTTGCGATACTCGGCAGGTGTAGGTGTGATGCTTGCCTCTGCGATGCACCAGCGGGTAATCTCGCTTGCCTTGCCTACGCTCTTACGCTCGACCATATGACCGGCTGCACCAGACGAGTAACCCATCTTGCCTTGCTTGCAAAGTTTGGCAATCATCTCACCGTAGGAGTCTGCCATGTCCAGCTGTGCTTCGTACCAGAGCCCGGTCTCGTCCATCTTGACAAAGCCAGTACCGATGGACTTCTTGCCGATCATCTTGTCCATGCCGTGGTGATAGTAGACGTTCAGAGGGACACGCTCACCAGCTTTGATTGGAAACCCAAAGTCCGTTTGCGGGGTGAAGTAATCACCCTCTAGGTCGGTTGCATCAGGAGAGCCAAAGCGCACAAGGTAGCCTTTGACACTTCCAAGGCGGTCACTCTTTATCGCATCACTGTAGACGGTTAGCAGGTCCATGTGCTAAGTATCCCACACACCCTATACGAGGCTACGTAGTGGCAGTACACGGGTTGTAGGTCCCCAGTCTTGGTTCTGCTCCACCTGCACGAAATCAGCAAGCGGTTTGCCATCCATATACATCTGGTAGCGTGTCGGTCCCATGATAGCCAGCTTGTCTGCTTCTGATAGACCAGCAAGGATACGATCAGGCGTGGCTACTGCTGGGCGTGTATCAGGGATAGACGAATCCCCGGTAATCTCTGCCCACGAGAGCGTTTCAGGAATCATCACACACCGGCAGTTAGGATGTGAAGGCATGATTTCATCAGTCTTGTGTAGTGTGCCAGACAAAGCCAGACAGGCAAGACACACCCGACTATCTTGGGTTGCTTGCCGTCGGTAACCCTGCACTGCAATGTTTTGCGTATAGAGTTGCCGTTGCGCTTCTCTGGCGCTTCGTATCATCTCTGTGCGTGCTATCGTCTCTGCACGGCTCCTGCCGATATCAGCTGCTTTGCGTACACGCCGTGCAACAGTTCGTGGACCTTCACCCAATGAGATACCCTGTACAAGAGCCATCTGCATAGCGTCAGTGGTCACCTGCGGGATTGTTGCAAATAACTCACCCAGAGGGCTTCCATCACCCGAAAAACCGACAAAGGCTTGGAGACTTTCGTCTGGTAGGG